CGATTCTATTATATATGAGATCTGGATCATAACTTCCAAACCCATCAAAACAATAAAGATTCCAATTGGCAATACTAGACTCAAAGGCGGATCTAAGTTCTTCTTCTCCATACTCTCCTATGTGTAGGGGTTTTTGTGCAACGACCGACATGAGTCCGAGGGCGGTTCTCCTATTACTTGATTCAAGTTCCAAGATTCCAACCGACTCGCCTTGATCGCATAGTCTAGCTGCAAGCTCCCTACAGAATGATGTTTTTCCTGTACCAGAGCCAGCAGTAATTGTCGTAAGCTCTCCATACC